CACCACCTCAACGGCGCGATCAGACATCCGCTGCGCCAGTGCTGCATCAAACGGTATCAGTTCGGCGTAAATCTCCTGCGTGTCGCGATTGAGCGCGGTGAACAGTGCCGGGTTCGGCAGATCGAGATAGGCTTGGTAAATTGCGATCTGGGCTGCATAGATCGGCTTGGATATCGCAACGCCGCGCTTGAGCGTGTCCTTCCAACTCGAAACCCCGAGTGCTTTTGTTTCCCAGAGCGCAGGGTACGCCATCGAAACCGGCCCGGCCATCAGGCAGCCGTCAATATGGCCTTTGAAACGACCATTCAGGGCCGAAAACCCGAACTGCTGGCGATCTTCGCGCTCGGTGCGCAAATCAAACCCGGCGAGCCGCAGCCAGTGCGCCACCAAATCTTCACCGCGATGGCCGGCCTCAAATATCCGCAGAGTTTTCGGGGCGAACTCCTGCCCTTCATCTTTGGGGATTGCCAGAAAATCATACTGGATTTGGCGCAAACACGCCCGCCCAAGCCCCGATGAGCTGACATAGGTTCGGGGGCGTTCCGCGCCTTGGCGCGCGCTGAGACCGACATCGATAGCCGCGTTGAGGGTGGCGGTAATGCCAGGAAGATTAAGGGGCGGCATATACTGCGCGCCGGACGCGTGGTTTAGATCGATCATGGGATTACCTCAAAACGGGATCTGGTTTTCGGGAATGCGGCCGTCGCGCTCGGACTGCGCGCCTTGGGTCTGCATGCTCTCGATGTAGCCGGTGACCGCCGCCTCGATGAGTTGGTCGATCTCGGCCGCGGTGCGGTTAAAAAAGGGCGCCATGAGGCCAAGGTCGCTTAGCGCCTCGGCAAAATCTTTGCGGGCGTCAACGATGGCCTGAGCCTCGCGGGCAGATTTATCAATCATTCCATAATTCCTTGTTGAAAGCTTCGCGCCAATGTCCTGGCACCGGCGCGAACAAAAGTTGTAGGTGGGGAACCGTGCCCACTGCAGGCGCAGGCAAAACCCAAAGCCCCGGGACTCACGCCCGCAGATCGCGCAGACACCGAGCCCGGAATTCACCACATGAGCAGGTTTTCGAGATCCGCGTGCTGCCCCGGCGCCTCCCTGATTTTGTGGGACGCCAGAACGACAAAGCGGCTGATGGCCACCGACGCCACCGCCTCGAGATCGGACAGCCTGAGGCTTGCGACGGGGCGATCCAATCTTCCGCGTGCCTCGAGCCATTTGCCAACCTCCTTTGCCGCTTCGCGCGTCACATGCGCCTGCCATTCATCCGGGGACATGATTTCAGCTATTCAACCAGGCCGGGGCCCCACCCGGTGCCGGCGGGGTGGAGCCCGGTTGCGGCTGGGTGGCAGGGGCTTGAGGCGCACTGGACCCGCCCGGTTGTGCCGGCGCCTGTGCATTCCAGGCAGGTGGTGTTTGTGCCGCGGATTTCCGGGGCGATGCCTTGACCGGATCGGGCGGCACATTCTCCCCGCGCATGATCGCCGCGTAGGGTGGTTCATTCGGCAAAACGACGTTCGCCAGCTTGTTGCTATCGCGGTAATTCGGGTTGTCCGAGCTTTCCACCATGATGCGCGCAGCGAAAGTGATCCCGTCCAGATGCTTGAGACCACCAATCACCCGCTTTTCCCGGGCGGTCTGGCTGGTATCTGCGGGATCAAGACCAAGGGCGCTGTCGACCATGGCCCGAAACGTGCTTTTTGAGATGTTCCAGCCCTTGGACTGGCCCTTTTCATCCAGCTTGCCGCCGGCAACCGTGAAATTCTGCCAGAACTTGCGCCGCGCAAACGCCCCCTCGCTCACCGTCAATTCACAATCGAGCATTTTCGCATCGCTGTGGTTTGACGCCTTCAGCAATCCGGCATCCGTCGCTGTCGCACCATTGCTGCCACCGGGGCGGATTTTCAACATGACCTTGGCGAAAGTCCCGTCAGGGATCAGTTCCCCCATCGGGGCCATTTGCGGGGCGGCGTCATTCAGATCGTAACTCATGAGTTCAGTCCTTTCAGTGAGGGATCGGGGTTAATGGGTGTGGTGGGTGTGTTTGGAGTGGCGGGGATGGCGCGCCCGTCGACCTTGGCGAGCAGCGCCGCAAGATCAGGCGGCTCGGTCATGTTGAGGCGGCCGGATCGATCTTTGGCCGGCAACCCCCAAATATTGCCGGATTTGCAAACCAGGCGCCGATCGGTGGATGTCTCATCCAGTGCCCAAGCCCCTTCGGCGTCCTTGCCAAAAAGCTGCATCGACAGGACCTGATCGACGATCCCGGGCAGTTCACGGCCGGCTTTGGAGCCCTCCATCTGCGGCACCCAGGTTGAGGTCCCGAACTCGTCGGTTACCTTTTCCAAAACGCCCACGAATATCACCGTCTTGCCGCGGGCATGCTGGAGGTGCTTCATCGCCTGGATGACTTCGCGCCCCAACAGCCCATAGGCCCCACGTATATCCGGCTTGCCGGTGCGCTCTGAAAACGCCTCGGCCTGTTGTTTGGCGTAAGCCATGGCCTGGCGCGTCAAATCAGTGATTGAGTCAACAAAAATGATCGAGCGCGCCTTGAGGAAGTCTTCCAACCCGCTTGTCGCGTATTTGGCCTGCACATGGGCGTGATACCCCGTGCCATAATAGCTGTCGGGATGTTGTGCGGGATCCGGCCCCCCGATCAGGATCACGAGATCGCGAAAATCTTCAAAGCTCCGGATCGGAATGCTGGGGCCGCGCCAATCCTGAACGGATTTCATGCCGGCCTCGAGATCAAAACACACGGCCTCATCCTCGGGGAGCGTTTTGATCAGCGTGGTTTTACCCACGCCGGGGGGTCCGAAGATCGCCAGCGATGTCTTGTTCTCGGAAGCTGACAATCGTTCGTCAGCGGTAATGATGCGCACTGTCATGGTGCTCTCCTTTAAGTTTATGATGATCAACGACGGCGGGGGATGACCGGGCGCCGAAGGGGAGCCTGCCCAGCCTTGCGGTGAGGGCGTCCCCGCCGCCGAATTCAGGATTTCTCTGCCGCCTCGAGACGGAAGCTCGGTTTGCCGCTGCCGACCTTGCGCGCGACCTCAAACCCCTTGCGCCAAGAGGCTGGAAACGCCGCATATTTGCGCTCTGGCACTTTCAGCGTGCTCTCGATGTATTCGGCAGGGTCTTTGCCCGAAGCCTTGATGTTAGCGGCCATCCGGGCCAGTTGATCCTGATCCCAGCTCACGCGTTTGGGCAGATCAGCCACCACCGTGAAATCGCCATCCGTAAGGCGAACGGTGCCGGTGTCTTTGCCGACTGCGCGGCGCGCCACGGTGGCCCGCGTGGCATAACGCGTCTCCAGTGCAGCATTGAATCGGGCCGTCGCGGCCTTCAGTTGCTTGTCGGCATGGGCCAGATCACCCTGCAGGCTGGCCAGAAGCTCGACCGGCATTTCAGCCAATTCGCCAATTGGCAGGTTGAGCATGTCCTCAGTGCTCGGGGTGTTGTCGGGATAGGTCATGAAAACTCCTTTTTCGGGGAAACAAGATCAGGCGGCTGCCGCGAGTTGCTCGATTGCGGTGGTTCGAAGGCTGCCCCGCCAGGGGCGTGCAATTGCGAGATAGGCGAATTTGTCTGGGCCAAGGCGTTCCTGAACCAGATGCACGCGACCGAGTTCTGAAAGCCGGTAGGCCGCATCTGCTGTGGCACGCAGAGCGCTTAACTCATCCGTGGAAAATTTTGAGACAACGCCCGTAGTGTCGATCACCAGAAACCCGGAGTGATAGGCAAGGCGCGCGCCAGGGTCGGCCACATCCACCCAGGCCATCAGGTCAATCTCCGAAACGGGTGCCTTAAGGCGAATAACGGGCGACATCATGCGGCCCACCCTTCAGGCGGGCGCGCCTGCAAATCAGGGGCCGCGACACCTCGTAGGGCCTCAAAAGCCAGAATGTCGGATTCGCTATAGCGAATATGGCGGCCGATGCGCAGAAACCGGGGTCCCTTGCCGTAAGCGCGCCAACGCTCCAAGGTCCGCGGCGTGATTTTCCACCGCCGGGCCAGAAGCTTTGTTGTCAGAAAATTTTGATCCATTTTGAACCTCATCACGTTGATGAGAACACCTTGCCAAACCCTTGGGTTGGAGGTCGTGGCATGAATGGTCGGTGATCAAAATTAATTTTTGTAGGAAATTCAATGCTCCAAAAAGTTTCGGTCGGAGCTCCAACCCAACGCCAACCC